AATTGTTCGGGACTTCGATGTCGTCCGCGATGATCACGTCGGCGCGGGAGCCGGCGATCTGAGAGGTGATGCCCAGGGACTTCACAGACGGGCTGTGGGACGCACGGGCGGGGCCGACGTCAAAGGCTACCTTGGACTGGCGCTGGTCTGCTGTGGGCCTCAGGTGGGCCAGCAATTCCATCTCAAAGATGAGGCGCATGGTGAAGGTCGAGAAGTCGTCCGAGCGCTGCTTGGAGGCCGAGATGACGAGGACCTTGGTCTGCGGATTGCAGTAGAGAAGCCAGCACACGAAGGCCGAGGTGACCCAGGATTTGCCGACGCCACGGAAGGCTTCGATGATGAGGCGCTTCGGGCCATGCTGCAGGAAGGAGGCGATGTCGTACTGGACCTTCGTGGGGTCCGGTAGGGCGAGGTGTTTCCAGACCACGTACAGGAAATTGCGGAAGTCGCGGAGAGGGTCTGACTGCGACGACAACGAGGTCGAGGCAGATAGCGTCTGCTTGGTCATTTAATCCTTTGGAATGGGGGCACAGGAGACCGCCAGCGCGCGCCACGAGCTTGGGGCATGAGTGGCTAGGGTTTGACCTAACGCGCGCTGACGGGCTTCCCTGTGGGTGCCTTAGATGATCTTGAACGAGGTGATCAGGCGACGGCTGAGGGTCGTCGGGATGTTGTAGGTTCCCGCCGATACCGCAACGCGCTGCTTGGAGCCGTCGTCGAACGTGAAGACACCATCGGTGCTGGACGCCGGGATCGTGAGGCTGATCGCGTCAGCCGCAGAGGATGCCGCCGCTGTGGTGAGCGGGAATGGCGTATTGATCGCAGCGGTAGCCGAGCCGGTGCCGACGATGCTGACGCCACAGTGGACCACGTCGAACGTGAGCGAGGACTGGCCTGCCACGTTGGTGAGCTGGAACACCATGCTGGAGTTGCCGGCGAGGATATTCGGCACGTCGATCACGTCCCAGCCACCCGTGAAGGTGTGCAGGAAGGACGTGTTCGGGGTCGAGGCCTGACCGGGCGTGTAGGACAACGTGACCTGTTGCCCAGCGGTGCCCTTCACGATGGCCTTAGCGGACCTGTAGTTGGCCGATCCGGTGACCGTGCGGCGGGCGTAGCCAGCAGCCGTCGACATGACGATGCGGCTGGACACGATGGTGCCCTCGGGGCCTACAGCGCCGCCACCTGGGGTGCAGACCGCAGCCGAGTAGACCCAGTTGCCTGCATTGTCTGGCAGCGTCGGGAAGAGCTTGTAGTCGACGATGGGCTCGACCACGAGACCCAGGGAGCCGCGCTTCGGCGTGTTGGCCGGGTAGAGCGTGGTCATCCGGTAACCGTAGCCTGCGGTTGCGCGAACGGTCGTCAGAGTGGCCGTGGAGCTTCCGTCAGTCGTACCGCTGGTCTTGTGGGTGTCAGCGATGAAGTCATACTCGGACTTCCAAGCCGGGTTCGGTACGTTGACCGAGGGGGACAGGGAGGTTGCCGAGCGACCCTTGGCCATGTTCGCCGCGCCCACAGTCCACCAGAGCGTGGAGCCGCCATCTGCCGCGACCTGGGTGTACGACAGGTTGCCGCTTGAGTAGGTCGAGGAGACGAAGACGCCGTCGCGATAGAGGTTGTACTGGAACGACTGCGACGAGGTGTTGGTGCTGGTGAGGCCCGACCAAGTGCCGGGGTTGACGGTAAGCACGTTGCCAACGCCTGGGGTGCCCGAGACGGACGGCAGGACGCTGTTCACCGGGAGCGTGGTCTGACCCCATGTGATGTGCGGATCGGTCATCGGACCCATGTAGACGCGATGCACCTTGGTCTGGTACGCGGCGCGGCCACGGTCGATGGTGAGGATGATCTTCGGGACGGTCGCGGTGGCCCTGCTTTGGATCGGCGGGGCGGCAGCCTTGACCTTGCCGGTGGTGACCGAGGCCAGATCACCAAACAGGGTGCGGACGGAGGTCACCGGGTTGTCGGGATTGACGACGCCGTTGATGATCTCAAGCTGAGGGTTGCGGCTACCCGCGCCAACCTCGAACTCCATCCATGGCTTGTACCATTGGCTGGCCGTAGGGGTGACCGAGGGGAGCGAGATGGTCAGCACGTCAGAGCCGGTGCCCGAGCCAGGGACGATGTCCATGACCAGCGACTGCCCACCCGTGTCAGGGTTGGCGACCAGCGAGAACGCTACGGTCGACGTCGGGGTGGCCGAGAGGGCTGCGGTCCAGCCGGTCGGAAGGTTGCCGCTGATGCCGGTGCCAGACGCCGCCACGGTGCCGGGGAGAGACCCGGAGGTGATGATGTTGCCGGTGGCCCAGAAGTTGTCGACCAGCCAGGACGAGTTCTTGGTGTTGTCCATGACTGCCTCAATAGCCGCGAGCATGGCAGTGCCAGCCGTGTAGCCGCCGAGTGCGGATGGGTGCAGATCGTCAGCGTTCAACATCCCGGTCTTCGGGGTGCCGTCAGCGTTGGTCACCGCGTCGAAGATGTTGACGTAGTGGCACCACGTCGGGTTCGCGTCACAGAACGCCTTCAGGAGCGCGTTGTAGGCTCGCTGATCGGACGGCGTAGAGCCAACGCTCTGGGTCGGACCCTTCGGCCAGATCGAGCGGATGAAGACGTGCTTCACGCCAGCGTTGTGAGCCGTCGTCGCCATGCCGGTGTAGGCTGCGGCTGTTGCTGCCACGGTGCCGCTGCCGACGTTGTCGTTGGTCCCGCCCGCGATGATGAGCGCGTCAGGCATGAGGCCGATAGCGTCAGGCAAGCGGAGCCCGATACCCGTCAGGGTCTGGCCAGCAATGCCCATGTCACCACCGAACCAGCCGGGGTTAGTGGCGCTGTCGGAGCCCCAGATGTCGATGTTGAAGTTGCCCTTGAGGGAGGCTGCCGTCTCTAGCTCGCCAGCGTTGCTGAAGCTGAGCAGAGAGGTCGAGAGAGCCGCGCCGTACTGCGTAATGCTGTCCCCGAGCTGGGCGATGCGAGAGGCATAGGTGAGCAGCGTGGGAGAACTTATTGCTGTGGCCCCCGACAGGACGTCCCGAAGGACGCCCCGCAGGACCGAGCGGGTGACAGTTGCCATTAGTCGAAGAGGTCGACGACAGCCGTGCCAGAGGTGAAGCCACCGGTCTTCACGCCGATGCGGAAGTACCAAGCGGAGCCGGCGTCACCAGTCTTCTCGACCGGGGCCGTGAAGGTCTCGACGTCGAGCCAGGTAACCTGATCCTTGGAGCGCTGGAGGACCACGGTGGCGACGAACGTGCCGCTGACCGTGATGTCGAACTTGTTGGCTGCCTGGATGAGGATCGGCGTGGTGAAGGTGTTCTGAGCGGTGATGTTCACTGGTTGTACCGTTCTTGATGTTCGGAGCCGTCAAACGGCAGATTGGCGACGATGTCGTTGACCACCGGGTTGGTGCCTGGGGCGACCGTCGTGCCGGTGTGCTTGAGGAAGTTCAGGATGACGTTCAGGGACGCCGCGTCGGGCGTGATCTGGACAGCCTCACCAGTCTCCTTGTCGACGACCGTGCGGCCATCGGTGAGGATCGTCTTGAGCTGCGTTGCGAAGGTGTCGAAGAGGTCTTCGAGACCCGACTTGTTGGTCTTCACTTGGTGTCCTTTCGGAGCAATTCGCGGGCCTTGGAAGCGATCTGGACGATCAGCCAGATGGTGCCGAGGATGGGTGCGATGAGAGCTGCGCCGTCAGACGCCACATGGAGCCAGGGGAGCCAAACGGGGCTCGCGACTGCGGAGACGGCGACCGCAGCGGTAGTGGTGTCCACGTTGGATGGTCCTGCGATTAGAGAGAGGATCACAGCGCAGCCGCCCATGCCCAAAGGCTGTCGGTCTGCTCTGCGGTGATGGAGAAGAGGGCACCGAGGCCGTCGACAAGCGGATGGGATCGCTTGAAGTAAGTTGCGTATTTCCACTCGACCATTCCAGCCGGGTCATTGACCAGCTTGATGTCGACGTCTGCTTCGTGAATGCCGAGGGACAGCAGGGCGAGCCTGAGCTGCCTCGGGGTAATCTGCGGCAACGCCTCGCGAAGCTCTTCAACGGTCGGCCCAGCGGGCTGGTTGAAGGTGCCATCGGAGTACGTGAAGCCGACTTGTGCGTTTGCCGTGGCCGGCACCAGAGAGCGGCCCGGGAGAGTGAACCCCGGGACCGCTTCAATGATGTTCTCGACCACGCTGCCAGCGAGGACAGCGTAACGTGCCATGTTGTGTGTGTTTCCTTATACGATCCAGACGCGGACTTCGCCGCGCGCGCCAACGTTATTACCGCCGCCGCCGCCACCTGGGGCCGAGCCGGCAGTGCCGCCAACGGCAGCAACGGAACCTGTTCCACCAGCGCCGCCGTAGATGCTCGTGCCACCAGCACCTGAAGAAGTGCCAGAGCCGCCCCCACCGGCACCACCGTAGACGCTGTCGCCGCCAGCACCACCAGCGTTGGAGTTGCCCCCACCGCCGCCGCCACCGCCGCCTTCAATGCCATCACCGCCGAGGTTGCCAGGGGCCTGAGAGAGTGCGCCGCCGTTGCCCCCGAAAGGACCACCAGAGCCGCCCCCACGTCCACCAACGGAGCCAAGAGCCGCACCGCCGCCACCACC